CCGCCTTGTGCGTTATTTTTTTGCGAGGGCATTCGTGAAAATGCCCTGACTTTAAAATTTATTGGGGTGTTTTACTTTTCTTCTTCATCTGCTCCGCTACCACAATAAGAACAGCTCGAGCGGTGCAGGCATCTTTTGCTCCGCCGGGTGGCAAATCAGGCAGGCCCGGCAAATTGCCTTCGAGAAAATGTATTGTCTGATCATCAATAGCCGTTCCGTTTTCCAATAATTCGGCGGCAATCCGGTTTGCATTTTCATTGATTAGATTATTCAAACTCGCCATTTTGGCAATGACATCATCGGGCAATACACGTTCGCCTGTTATCCATTTTTTTATCGCGCCAAGCGAGTAATCAAGATAATCGGCGGCCTCTTGCCGGTCGAGGCCGCACTGCTCAATCATTCGTTTAAAAATCATTTTTCTTCGTTGTCTACGATGTCAAAATACTCGTCCGGGGCATCATAAATTTTCGCAGACCCATAGTCACCGTTTCCCGGTATTTCAATGTTTCCGCTGGCTGTTGCCCCTGCTGCGCGCTTGCTGTCAGTAATTTCCGCAACGTATCTGGAAAATTGACTGTCATCATTTGGGTCGAAGTTCCTGACGTTTTCCACCAAAAACGCTTTTAAGTCGGCCTGGCCTTCTTCGTTAAGTTCAATATCGTAACGATCAACCAAACGGTCGTCGATTTTTTGTCTTGCTTTTTCAAGTGCTCTTTCGACATTTGCAACAAGCCTTCCGCCACCAACACGACGGTTTTTTAGCTTAAAAATATCGTACGTAAAACCACCTTCACCTTTTGCTTTCTGTACTTTTATTAGAAATCCGTTGTACAAATCATATGTTACCGTCCAGACCATTTTCTATCTCCTTTTCTAATCTGTTCTTTACTTGTAGCCATAGCAGCCCCAAAAGTCAACAGAAAAAGAGAACGAAATAAAAAATAATTTTATTTTTTACCGTGGCATGGATTGACAACGATTTTTGAAATGATAGTCTAACGGTTGTCTTTAGATTGACACTTTTAGTTGCGGTCGGGGACGCATTTCTAATCTGTATGGGCAGGTCGTTTCGGAAACGGAACGGCCTGTTTCATTTTTAAGCGTTTTATTTGCCTTCCACGTCCGACCAGTCCAGATCATGCGTTGCGGTGGAGCCTTTCCCCTTTTTCTTTTTACCCTTCTTACCCTTTTTGGCTTTTTCGTCCTCATCCGCGTTGATGCTTGCCTCAATTGCAACCGTGTAGCCGCCGCCTTTTGAAAGTTCATGGTTTGCTGATTCAATCGTGAAAATCATGCCGTCGATTTCGGGGCGGCAATTTTCGAACGAAAAGGGTGCGCCGGCGCGAACGGTCGGGTCGCCCCAGAGCGTCACGGACGCACTCACTGTTTGCGTTTTAAGCTCATTTGCCTTTGCCTTTGCGGCCGCTTCCGCTTCATCTTTATCGGCAAAAGGCTCTTGAATTTCATAATCTGCTGTCCCCTCACTATCACTATCGCTTTCTACCTCTTCCCGCGTGGCCGTTCCTTTGTCTTGCACATGCGCTTTGACTTTTTTAAATTTTGACCGATAAGAAAATTTAACGCGTGCTGTACCGTTGACTATGTTTTCCGGCCGCGCAACGACCGGCGTGATGTCTTTTCCGGTTGTGGTTTTTGTGCTGCCTTTTTTGGAAAAAATCAGCTTGCCGTCTTTAACCGAAAAAAGCGCGCCGTGCCGCTTTGCCAAACGTTCAGCAAAATGAACATCGCTTTCATCCTGCTGGCCGAGCCACTCATATTCATGCGCGCCAAGTTCTTCGTCTATTTTTGGCTCAAGATTGTTGTCTTTTGCAATGTCCGTAATCACGTCCTTTAATGTCTTGTTGTCCCAATGGCGCGACTTCTGGCTCTTCAGCCCGTCACGCATATCGGCGCCTTTTCCGGAAATTGATATTTTGAACGGAAACATGGAAACTTCCGGGTCGTCGACCGTATATCTACCGAAATACGCGACGCCGGTTTCTTCATAGCCTAGCCAAATTTCAAGGATATCGCCTTTCTTTGGAATTTCTACGAATGGATTACCGTCTTTAAGCTCAAGTCGTACACTGTCTGAAGTGACCCCGTTTTTGTCCTCAACGGAAACCGACATGAGGCGCTCATTAAAATTGCTCGCCAGAACTTGCCCATTCACCTTCACGATTGCCTGCGGAGTGACAGCACCCATCGAAGCCCCTGAACCAGAATTCAATCCCATAATGCCACCACCTCCCGTTCCACCGTCGTTTGCTGTTCCGGTAAAACGATGACAGTGCCAATTGGCAGCGGA